GCGGATGACCCAGATATTTCTTTAACATCCACGAGAGTGGATTCCATTGCTTTTAGACTCCCAATCATTGAGTATATACCCATTGATGCTGGACCTAAAACAAGGTATTTCATCCTCTTACTTAATAGAATTGAGGAAATTGCTTGCGTAAAAGCGCGAACACAACCGCGAACACAACCGCATGGGTAACAGCGGCGGGGATACTGGTCTGACCCGACTTGAGAACACCACCGGAACCGGGGGGGAGAGTCAAGAGGAGACCTGGGCTGAGGGCCAAGAAGAGAACGGTGGCCACAATCAGATCAGTCTTGGTGAGAACGAGACCCATAGCACGCGCGATGAGGCTGTACACAAGGAAGAACACGAGGGCGTGGAAGAAAATCGCCATTTGGTTGGTCTTTCCGTTGCGGAAAGCGATCTTCTTACCGTTGGTGGTCAAGAGAACACCGGGGCTGAGCGCGAGAAAAAGGGCGGCTGGTATAGCAACTTTGTTAGAGGTGATATCGGGGAGCATTTAATATATGCACATATAATTTTTAGCGTAGTCAACAAAGTGGTAAAATGTAGCACCTCGCATCATCTCTTTGTGGTGTCCGTTTTGGTTTACAACTCGCCTGAGATGTTTCCAAATATGGGAAAGTCTCTCTTCCTGGTATTCCCAAACGACACACTCATGCTCCATGTAACAAAACTCAACAAAGTCGCAAAACTTCCCTGTATGTTCAATGTAGGCATCCTCTAGGAGTGTATTCATCATACCCCACATGTACCATAACTCATCTGAATATTGAACTTCCCAGTCTTCAACATTAAGAGGAGTGTCATCTGTCAAATCTTCGTCATCACTGGCATGAGAAGTCTCAAAACCAATGGTGGCTTCGTATACGTATTGGCTCCAAACCATGATTATTACTTATCTTCTTTCTCGGGCTTCTCTTTTATACCGGTTAACGAGAGCGAAGTTGATTCCTTGGTTTTAAGTCCATCTTTAATCGCGTTTAAAGCACCTTCAACTTTAGCTTCGTCACCACCGAAGAACGTATGAAGTCCATCCTTAACGGCATCCTTACTCATCCCAGATTTACGTACCGACTTACGTATACTAATTTTACCTTTCCTGAGGTTAATGGTATCAATACCCTGATCAATCATATGTTTCTTGACTGATTCCTTCAATCGCTTCTCTTCCTGATTGAGGATCTTGATATCAGATTTTGCTTCCGTGAGTTGTTTTGAGAGATCCACAAGTTTAGAGACACTCTCAGAAAGTTCGGTTGGTACTGACATATTTATTATATAAAACTACGTGTATAATCTTTAAGTGAAATTAGCACAAAGAGCGCGTCATGCCATCGGGGACGATGGTAGAATTGTTCCACACAAATGGATCTTTGGGGTTGGGGGGGTCGGCGCGAATCTGTTGATTGGCATTACGGAGAGCGCCACCGATAGTCTCTGGGAAACCGATTTGGGAACGAGGTTCAAGGAAGTTCTGACCAGCGAGTATGTCTTCTGGGGCAAATTCACCAAAGTCCTCGGCAGAGGCAACTTCACGGGGGAGAAGCGAAGACGCGAGGCCAACACCCCTATCCATCGCACACCCATTGGCAGCTGCTTTACCTGCCGTGGCTGGTCCAGCAGCACTGGGTGCCATAGTGATCGCGCTATACTCACGCTCCTTAATAGAATATTCAGACTTGTTGTTCATGGTGAATAGCAAATATACCAACACCGCAACAGCGGCTACCATCAAGAGGTTTTGGGTACGGCCCTTCTTCATCATGTTTTATATTAGGTTAACAATTTTTTTATTGCTCGTCCTCAACAAAAGCATATTCTTCTGGGTAAGTATCAAGGATAGGATCTGGATGGAGTCTGACCTGGACAAGATTCCACGAGGAGCCGAAAGATTTCTTGGCGAACCATAGACCTGAAAATTCTAAGATAACATCACATATCTTATCGAGTTGAACATTCTCAAAATCAACCTCTTCCTGGTCGGAGTTGAAAACCTTTGTAACATGAATACGTTCGCCTGTGACTTGACCATCAGCAATACTAGGAGTGTAAGCACCTTCAACAACCTTATCTGAAAGCTTCTTACCGAACCAAGTTTCTGCATTCTCAACCGCGGCGCTCAGATTATGTTCATCAACTGTCTGAATTTTAGCAGTGTTCGATTCAGATGTGAGATCCATTACAATGTCCCCTGATACATCAGTCATTTTCACCCCATTCAATTGAACGAGGCATTTACGCTTAGAATCGTTGAGGGCTTTAACGAAGTAGAGTCCATCTTCACCTTTAATTGGGGCGTTGTAAAGCATTTATATGTAATTTAGGTATCATTTCTTTAAACCAACAAATGGTATAGCTCCTGATTTATTTATAATATTTTTTGGGACCCAACTATTTCTCCTGGGATTGTAACCATATAAGGTGTTTGCGAAGTTTATATTGTTTGGTAATTTCTTGGGATTTTCAGGTCTTAAATTGAACTCGTTTTTCACGTACGAGTTGTTATTAACATTTTTCCACTTCAAATTTTTTAGATTCAAACGTTTGTTTCCTGAAGAGTTCTTGTAACCGTTTACATTGGTAGTCTTCGTTACAGGTTTCAATCCGTGAACTATTTGTTTAGATAACTTATCTTCTGAAGGTTTGGTTGTAAAGTTCTTGTACTTGAATGGATCTACGCGTGCAGCCTGAGATACAGGAACGCGTGCATTTTTCTTGGAAACTGGTACACCTCTCTTAATAATACGTGGTTTTATACGTTTGAAGATTTCATCAATATTGTTACCTGTATTGACCTTATTATCGATGAGTTGTGCAAGTCTTATAAGTCGTTGACGATCTTTCTCCTTCTTTTCTGGGCGAAGCTTGAGTTTACTCATCAGATAGATGTCTTCAATCAAAAACTCCTTACTGGCTACATATATAGTGTTGTTTCTAACGAGTTTACCTGTATTTTGATCCTTATATGTTACACCCTTACGCCTCGTGAGAACAACTTCATATCCAAATTCCTTAGGTCTCATGAATGGGATGTCAAGAATACCACCGAGAGTTATATTCTCAATCTTACCATTCTTTGGGGTGTAAAATCGTATGTTCAAATCAAGTGCAAACAATTCTACGTCAATGAAAACATCTCCCTTTTTGGGGACGTTCCCTGAACCCGACTTTTTCTTTTTGATGAGAGTATATCTACGAGTCACAGCTGGACCTGTAGGGGGTAAATTAATACCCAAGAACTTGAAGAGTTTGGGGTGTTTCTTCTTCATAGACATAAGACGCTTTCTGACGCGAGTGTTTAACTTTTTTGCAATTTCACCCAATTTGTCCCAAAGAATTAACTTGGTTGCTTGAAGTTTTCCAAAAAACTTTGGATTGACAGGCAACCGTGGGACAAACTTTGCGTCAATATCGGTGGTGATGATACGGTTTTTGTACTCAACATACAGGTTGAAGGCTTCACCACCACTCACGATGAGATCACCCATGTTCTTCATGTATTCGGAAATTTCACCAACCGTTTGCAAAATGATGTCTCTCAAGGAATTTGTAACCAAAAGATACACAATATTGTCAAAATCCTTTTTACTGTATACATTGTGAACACGACTTCTGAATTTCCCAAGGTCCCTCTGTTCATTTCTGTCGTAATACTTTTTCAACTTGGCATCCTTGAACAATAAGTTTTCATCCAAAAACTTATTAATCGCTGCTTCTGGATAAATATCAGGGTCCATTATTATAATATCATATAATAATATGGTCTGTAGTATAATAGATGAATGTAGGTGCTTCGCGTACGATGATGTCGCCGATCCCAAGAAGTCTCAATTCTGTGGGGTGAGACGGGGTCCTCATGTGGCGAAGTGTCCAGAGAAAGACTGTTGTGCTGGTGGGTGCCCGGGACAGGTAACAGGTTTAACACCCAGAGAACCGTTCCGGATCATAGAACGTCCTTCTAGTTATGAAAACAACGAGTTTAACCCAAAAATATACATACTTATTTTCTTGATCATGTTCTCAATCCTGTTTCTTACGTATCTTACTTAAAGATTAACAGAGTAATAAATATATAATGTCTCTTGAAACCATTCAAACAGAACTTGCCGCTCTCCGTGCTGATGTTAAATCCCTCACTAAGATTGTTCGCAAAGTGAAGAACACTCAAGAAGATCCTGATGGTGAGAAGGCTAAGGCTCGTGCCGCCAACAACGGTTTCAACCGTAAGCAGGAAATTACACCTAAGTTGCGTGAGTTTCTTGGTCTTCCCCAAGATGAGCTCATCTCTCGTTCTGAGGTGACTAAGTTCATTAACAAATACATCACCGAAAAGGGTCTCAAACACCCTGATAACGGTCGTCAACTCATCCTTGACGATAAGCTAAAGGAGCTTCTACAGCCTCCCGCTGACGTCATTGTCACTTACCTTAACCTCCAAAGGTATCTCTCCCCCCACTACGTGAAGAAAGAACCTGTAAAGGCTTAAAAAATAACCTATAATTACAATAAATGACTGTCTCAAAAGAGCAAATTGAACAACTTATTGGTACAAAGATTAAAGATCTAACTTTCTACCAAAAGGCATTTACACATAAATCATCGATAAAAGAATATGAACACCTCACAGACTCATTTGAAACATTAGAGTTTATGGGTGATTCCGTATTAGGTTTTATCATCACTAAATTTCTTTTCGATCTTCATGAAGAGAAACAGGAAGGATTTCTCACAAAGGCTCGTACAAAACTTGTTCGTTCAGAGACTCTAGCGGATATAGCTCTTAAATTGGGTCTAAATGAATTAGTTATCATGGATGAGAAGGGTATGCGCAATGGTTGGAATAATAATCCAAAGATTCTTGAGGATGTTTTTGAAGCCCTCGTTGGGGCTATTTATATGGATCTAGGTCTTTTACATACAAAAGAGTTTGTTCTCAGAATCTACAAGAATCCAAAATACGTGAATCTTAATTCCATTATGATTGATGATAACTATAAGGATCACCTCATGAGATATTGTCAAATCATGACTCTACCTTTACCTGAATATAGAGTGCATGCTCACGAAGATGGTGTGTTTTTTATTGATGCATACATCAATAACGAATATGCGGCTAGAGGGTATGCAAAAAGTAAAAAGCAAGCTGAACAAAATGCAGCCATGATATTTTTTCAAGTACTTAAAAGTACTACACCACAGTAATTTAATATGCACCCCAATGTCAAGGCTCTCCTAGAGCGTGAGTATGCGGCCCAGAAGTCGGAAGAATGGTTAGCCCTCCGTGGTAAAATGTTGACTGCGAGTGATGCAGCTACAGCTATTGGTGTGAATAAATATGAAACACCTGAAGGTCTTTTATTAAAGAAATGTGGACTCGGTGAAAAATTTACTGGTAATGCTGCTACTAGACATGGTGAACTTTATGAGGACGAGGCGCGTATTTTATATGAAGAGAGACATAACGAGGTCGTTCATGAACTTGGATTGTGTCCACACCCGTTACATTCATGGCTCGGTGGGAGTCCAGATGGTGTCAGTGAAAGTGGAAAGTTGGTAGAGATTAAATGCCCTCCGATGCGACAGATTATACCCGGTGAGGTTCCGATTCATTACATGCCACAATTACAACTCTGTATGGAGATTTTAGACTTAGAAGAAGCAGACTTTATTCAATATAAACCCGCGGCGACTAATTGGCCTAAACCTGAAGAGTTTGACGTTGTGAATGTTAAGAGAGATCGTGATTGGTGGAAAACCAACTTCCCAATTATGAAAGACTTTTGGGAAAAAGTTCTGTATTTCCGGGAACACATTGATGAACTTCCAAAACCTAAGTTGAAGAAGACCCGTATTAAAAAGGAAGTTGATCCACCTAAGTGCGAAATCGCAATATTATCTGACGAAGACGACTATTATGAAGATTGAAGAACAATATAACCGTGCTAAAGACAACCTGAATGGTAGGCTATTCGCACCCTACCAAAGGGAGGGTGTTCTGTGGATGCTTACGATGGAAAATCAAGACTCTGGACCAAAGGGTGGATTCCTCAGTGACGAAATGGGTCTAGGTAAGACTGTACAATTGGTTGCCACTATACTTGGAAACCCAAACAAAAGTACTTTGATCGTCGTACCTAAATCTATTATCACACAATGGGTAAATGAAATTGGAAAGTTCGCCCCACAACTCTCTGTGCACATCTTCGATGGACCAAAGAGGTATCTCAAAGAGGCGGACGTTGTGATAATGCCGTATTCCCTACTGTCTACAAACGAAGTGACAGTTATCCATATGAAGTCGTGGGACAGAATCATACTTGATGAAGCCCATGAGATTCGCAATAAGAGATCAAAACTTTTCAAGGGTGTCAATCGTATCAAAGCTGAGATTAAATGGATTGTGACGGGTACTCCAGTCTTCAACTCTATGGAAGACTTTGTGTCCCTATGTGCTTTCCTAGGTATTGATAAGTCAATGGTACAAGGGATGACTAACAAGATCAAGGATATATACATTCTCCGAAGAACCAAGGATGATATTGCAAAAATCAGTGAGCGTTTGAGATTACCAGATTGTCACTTTGAGAATATTGAACTTGATATGTTTCCAGATGAGAAACAGTTGTATCAATTCGTGTTCCAAGATGCTCAAGATACAATCAGAGAAGCTTTCAAGAATGCAATCAGTCTCAATTCTAAGAATATGGTCATTTTGGAGTGCTTATTGAGAGCGAGACAATGTATGATTTGGCCTCAAATGTACTTGGATGGTATGGCAAAAAAGAACGAGACACAGGCGGAGGAATGGGTTGGGAGATCTAACAAGATGGAAACCCTCTTTCGTATGATTATGTCTCACCCCGATGAAAAGTCCCTGGTCTTCTGTCAGTTTGTGGGGGAGATGAACTACATCCAAAAACATGTGAATCGTCCTACCTTTCGCATCGATGGCTCGGTTCCCAAAGATGAGAGAGACAAACAAATTACATTATTTAAAAAGGCCGCACCTGGTGCGGTGTTCATCATCCAAATCAAGTCGGGTGGTCAAGGTCTGAACCTCCAAGAAGCTACTCGGGTGTACATCACTGCTCCATCTTGGAACCCTGCGACCGAGTTACAAGCAATCGGTAGGAGTCACCGAACTGGGCAGACAAAAACGGTATATGTGAAAAAATTGATCTATAAGGAGTCGGATACATTTGTCAGCGTTGAGGAAGAGATTCTAGCTCTCCAGGGTCATAAATCTATTGTATGTTCCAGGGTTCTAAATGATGAGAGAATTGAAAAACAAATTCCAGTGAAGAGAACTACAGAGAAGATTTCAATTCTGGACATCAAGAAAATTTTCAAAGCCTAATGTATAAACAAAATGATCGGAAGTCGCGCTCAAGTATTCCACGGAACTGCTGACAGGACCGCGGGTGGTCTCACCAAGAAGGCTCTTATGTTGGATCCCAAGGATGGTCAAATCAAGAGTGTTGCTGCCCAGCAGGCTGCCCTTGCTCGTATGAAGAATGAAGGTAAAAAGCACCTCACCAGTGTCTTCAAGCCAAAGAAGAGTGGCTTCAAGCTCCAACCTAAGGAAGGTACCAAGGACTACAAGAAGAAGATGAAGAAGATGGCGTAAAAAATATAATTGTAATATAAGAATGACACTTACTAAGTGGAACGAGTCTGTGCGTATAGCTAAGATTAAATTAGGTTTGGACCCTAAGAGGTTCACCAAGATTCAGGGTAAACTCCTTAAGGAGGCGCAAATTATATATTCTATTCTCCTTTTGAATAAAAATAACGGTAATAAATAGGGATGGACGTACTCACGCGCGCTAAAAAAGCGGCAATGAATACTAATTTTCTTGATACTAATAAGCGTCGTATTTTTCTAACTAGTAGAGGTAAGACTTTCACTAGTATGCCGGGTGGGTATAGAAATTACAACCCAATCCCAAAGTACACGAATATACCTGGGTCTAAAGTTGTGACACGTCTCCCTTAAATCTGAAATTGAAACCCCTTGAGGTTTTGTGGTTCATATACAACAAGTTGATAAAGTTTCCAAGTACACCCGAACTTTCTGTTCAAGAAATAGACACTATTGAGTTCAACAATAGTATGTCCACTGTTTCTTGCATAGAGACCATTTGAAACTTCAGTCTTGATGGGGTTTTTGTCGCCGTCATATACAGCTGCTTTGATCATACTAGTATGATCTGTATCAACCTTCACGCGAAACTTTGGTTCACGACCTAGACTCTCCTTAATATTAGAATTGAACATGGGTACAATTTCTTCCTTCGTCATATTCTTACCGAAAATCCTCTGACTTTGATTAACAACCGCATCCATAATTTTATCTTCAATAGTTCGGAGAGAATGATAAAACTTATTCACATAACTTCCATCCTCATCATACCCTTTTAGAGCCAAATCAATATTATATTTAGTTGGTCCGACTTCGGGTGTAAAACCAGAAACACCAAATGGCATGTATAGTCGCGGGAATTGGATTCTCATTGGAGTTCCATCCTTCGTAGACAATACAATTTTTCTATTGTTAAACTCGGCAATTTCCAGGTTTTCTATAGCGTCGGTAATTTTAGACATTTGTACTAATTTATTATGGGGTGAAAACTTTAAGCTGAACAGGCCACACAATCAGGTTCGAGACTGAATTGAATGGGGCGAGCCTTAGCCTTAGATCTCAGATAATACATACCTGTCTTAAGTCCTTGTTTCCAGGCATACATGTGCATCGAGGAAAGTTTAGACATCGTTGGACTCTCCATGAAGAGGTTCATAGATTGGGATTGATCTATGAAACGACCACGATCCGCCGCCATATCAATAATATCCTTCATCTTAATCTCCCATACCGTGCGGTACAACTTCTTAATGTCATCAGGAATATCCGCGATATTTTGGATAGAACCACCCGCCTTCACCATTATATCTTTCATATCTTTGGACCAAAGACCAATATTCTTTAGGTCATCCACGAGGTGTCGGTTTACTACCACAAACTCACCAGCTAGAGTACGTCGGAGATAAATGTTAGTCGTGTAGGGTTCAAAGCACTCGTTGTTACCCAAGATTTGAGCAGTAGATGCGGTGGGCATTGGGGCCATCAAGAGACTGTTTCGGAGACCCTTCGTTTTCACGCGTTCACGCATCGCATCCCAATCATAATGAAGTTTCGTCTCCCCCTCCCACATGTCAAATTGAAATACACCTTGGGAAGTGGGGGATCCCTCGAAGGTCTCATAGGAACCATCAACTTCTGCAAGCTCGGAACTCGCTTCGAGGGCAGCGTGATACATCGTCTCAAAGATACGCGCGTTAATCTCTTTGGCTTCGTCGGAATCAAATGCGTGCCGACAGAGAATAAATACATCTGCGAGACCTTGGACACCTAGGCCAATGGGGCGATGTCTCATATTAGATTTACGGGCAGTCTCAACGGGGTAGAAGTTTCTATCAATAACACGATTCAAGTTTTTAGTGACAGTCTTGGTGACTTCGTGGAGTTTCTCGTAATCAAATGTCCTCTTCTCCCTATCTACATACTTTGGTAGAGCGATTGAGGCTAAGTTACATACGGCGGTCTCATCCTTATCTGTGTACTCTATAATCTCTGTGCATAAGTTGGAACTCTTAATTGTTCCCAAGTTCTTCTGGTTACTCTTCTTGTTACATGCATCCTTGTAAAGCATGTAGGGTGTACCAGTCTCAGTTTGGGACTTGAGGATAGCCTTCCAAACCTCGGCAGCTGGTACAGTGGTATTAGCGCGACCCTCCTCTTCATACTTGGTGTAGAGGGCTTCAAACTCTTCACCCACAGCATCCGACAGACCTGGAGCCTTATCTGGACAAAAGAGGGACCATTTACCACCCTCCTCAACCCTCTTCATGAAGAGGTCTGGGATCCATAGAGACGTGAAGAGGTCACGACAACGCGCTTCATCATCACCTTGATTGAGACGTAACTCTAAGAAATCCATGATATCCGCGTGCCATGGTTCAATGTACACCGCGATAGACCCCTTCCGACGACCCGCTTGATTTACATAACGAGCTGTTGCGTTGAAGACACGGAGCATTGGGATGATACCATCAGACTGACCGTTTGTACCTTTGATACGAGACTTATTAGCTCTAATATCATGAATATGCATACCGATACCACCAGCCCATTTAGAAATCTGTGCACACTCCGTGAGGGTTCCATAAATACCATTGATGGAGTCCTCTTTGTTAGCAATCAGGAAACAACTGGACATCTGGGGTCTA